ACCCAAAACCATAATAAAGTGTTTTATCAGCTTCGTTAAATGCCAACTCGGCATGAAGCAGATTTGCGGGTGCTCCAGCGGCACCACTGGCGTCTCTCCGCTTGATCCTGATGGCACTAGCCATTTTAAAAACTTAAGCAGTCATTATATCATTCCTACTATCAAAAATTTCCGCCGTCTAAAGTAGCACCAATATCACCGGCAACATTAAGATTACCGGATATTCCTACGCCACCGGCAATCCGCAAGGCACCAGTCTCTGCACTTGTACTTTGAGTTTCATTTGTAATGTCAATTGTGCCAGAATGACTATGATCAGCGCTAATGACTCTATCAATAGATACATGAACATATTGGCTGTGGTCATCGTCTAAAAGACCACCTAATCTACCGTGATCCGTAACTCCAGCAGTTGCTCCGTTGACGCCAGATGATCTAAGGTCTTGATATCCTTCAATTGTAACTTTAACTGTACTCGTATAAGCTGTGCTGTATTTATAAATAATTTTATATAATATTCTGATCGGTATTACCTCAAGACCATTTAAATCTAAATCACCAAAGACAGCAGCTTCCGCAGCGCTTAAATCGTTATATTGCTGCTGGCCAGAAAATGCTACAGCGGGATATTCAGTATTGCCAGTCGCTGCAATATAAGAAATAAAGTATTTACCATTTCCTACTTGCTGTTTCTGCCAAGTTACATTAAAGTTATTGTAAACAGGAACTCCCGTTTCAACAACAAACGCATAATCAGAAGGCGTAGAATACTTCCATTCCGATCCATCTTGATGAAAAACAGGTAACTTTGCTACTGGATTTAATATCTGCTGAAATAAATTTGACGCAACATTCGGAGCAGGTGTTGCGCTATGATCAACTTCAATCTTTACGTCTTGGAACAGTGCCGTCCCACCCGTCAGTGCAAACTTTGCATGACTGTCGGTATTACCATTTGGATTATTGGTAATACCAGAAATAGTAAATCCTGTCTTAACAGCAGCACTGGTGGCTAACTCCAGGAATTCCTGGGTTGCCCAATTCATCGCAATTCCATGCCTGTGATCAACAAGCAATTGTGGAGCACCCAGCGTCTCGTTCCAGTAAATCTGGCAAACGGGAGTGTCTAGTTTGTAATTAAATTCAGTTGATTTAATTTGTAAATTAGCGCTACTGTCAAGATAAATATAATAAATACCGCTTGTCGTTGGTTCCGCAACCGACTTGTATGTCGTAAAAGTATGCTTTACTCCTTGACACCATACAGCCGCAGATGCTCCCGTAGGATAAAGCCAAAATTGCTGCTCAACAGGGCGATAGGCAATAACCGTCGTTGTCTTATCGACAAATCCAGCAGGTTCCTTTGAATCAGTAATCCCAACCTTATCTCTTAACCAGACTTCATCAACAGATAACGTAGTGGTAGGGGAAGATCCTTCGCCACCATTAACGGTTAAAAGACCATCGCCACCATATACCTCAAGATCAATAGAATCTTCTACAGCCTGATCAAGATCGGCCCGAGTAACATACTCGAGGCGGATTAATTGACCTTCTTCTTTAATATATAAAAGATTTTCATCTTTTGCATAAGAAAGCTCGCCTTCGGCAAACTCACCTACATTGGCAAGTAGATTGTTGTAGTTGCCTCGCGCAAGCTGTATCTTCGCACGATTGGCCGGAATCGGCATTTCCGTTTAAGAGCTGAACTAGTATTCCGCCCCTTTACTTCTTGGTGGATTTTCTGGTACCCTTGCCAGGTGCCAGTCTGCCATTATTACCATGGCCGTTCCTAGCCCTGTTCTTACTGGGATCTTCGAGCCTAAACCCGCCGCCTTCAGCGTGGCTCAGGTCCCTCCCGCCTTTGCCCATGATCCCACGGGCACGACGTTCTCTAGCCAGATCAGCCCGATACTCTTTTCTGTCAGGTCTGGAATTGCGCTTTTTGTCGTAAGCGAGTTTCTTTTTATATGCCTCAGGATTTTTTGCGTAAAAATCGGCGGTAGATCTTTTCTTCTGTGCCATTACTTCTTCCTATTGGCAGGCCGAAAGCGATCAGTAGCACCATTAAAAGGCTTAGTCCTTTTAGGTGAAGCTTTAGACGAATACTCACTAATGACCTTACAGGAAGACTTCTTCCGCGATACTTGCTTGGCCGTAGATAGCGGTAAAGCCATTACTTCTTCCCCTTTTTCTTAGTCTTCCGCTTTGCCTTTACTTTATCTTCTTCACGTTGAAACTTTTTAGCCACTTCTGGCTCAAAAGCATATAAAAATCTTTTTTGTTTTGCCGATTTAAATGGCATGACTAAAAAGGTGATCCATCTTTATTCGTGGATCCCGGAGCGTATGCAGGCTTACCAAGACTGCCATCGTTCACGGGATCAGTTACTTGCCTTTTATGAATAACAGGCTGAGACGCAATAATATCGGCGTCTAAATTAACGCCTTCAATATATCTCGGGCCTGTTAAATATTCGGGCTCGTTCACTTAAACTCCTCGATTTCAGTCTCTTTGAGTGCCACAGTTTTAGGCTTGACTGCTTTTGGCTTCTCCTCTACTGTCTCCTTCTCTTCTGATGGTTTTGTGACTTCTGCGTCAGCAGGTTTCTGGGCGGCAACCTCTACCCAACCAGCAGCAGATAATTCACGGGCTTCAACAGTGTGATAAACCTTACGTTGTTCCCCGTCTTTTGTAAAGATGGTAGGCAGTTTGGGTAAATGCATGGCAATAAAAAAGGGCGACAAAAGTCACCCTTATTATTCCGTTTGAGGAAAGATCAGCCGACGTTCTCGACCACGTCGAGGAAAGCGCCGCCAACAGTAGCGGTGCCGGTGCCAGCAGCAATGGTGTACTTCACCAGGTTGTCAGCGTCGCACAGGGCGCCACGGACGTGAGCAATACCAACACCATTCAGATCCAGATCATTAGCACCAAATACAACATCGCGGCCGCCAATGTTGAAGGTGACGGTAGCGTTGCCTGTGATTGCGCTATTAACGAGAATCACGCGGATGGTCTTGATGTACTTCAGGGTCACACCCAGATTAGCATCGCTGGTGGTAACAGCCAGATTTGCGTCAAGATCAAATTTTTCGCGGGGGAAAATACCAGTAGAACGACGTGCCATAATTAATAAAAACGACGGAAAAACCAACGCGCAGATCAGGAACAAGCGCTGGTGGTTCTAAAGTATGTTTCCTAAAAGGCAAAAAAGAGGGGCCGAAGCCCCTCATTCCCCACACTTACCAGTCTATCAAGATCAGGCAGTAGCGTTCACGTTGCACAGGCGAGCAGCCGAGCGACCATTGATCATGGCCAGACCGCAGTACCACTCAACGCGGATCACCACCTGAGGAGAAGCAGTGGACTCACCCAGGTCACGCACCTGAATGCCACCGTTCTGGATACCGGTCAGCAGGTCGCCGCCGAAGGTCACCACATAGATCGACTGATCAGCGGGGGTGCCGTCCAGGATGGGAGCATTCTGGTGGTCGCGATCCAGCTCAATCACGGGCAGGCCGGCATACACCATTTGCTGGTAGCCGAACTCGTTGCGAGCGATATCAATCTGGGAAGAAGTGCGAGCCTGCTTGGTCAGGTGACGACGAGCAGACTTGGACATCACCAGATACTTGGTGCCGCCTTGTGCGTCCACAGCGTCAATAGCTTCGTCCAGAGCGTTCAGGTCCAGGGCAGCAGCGGAAGCTGCGTTACGGATCACTTGGCTGTTAGATGCATAGGCACTAGCCGGCAGGCGAGTAGCCAGGCCGTCAAATTCGCTGGGGGACTGATCCGAATCGCCGTTGATGAACAGCGACTCCCAGGAAAGACGCATTGCGCGGGTCTTAGCCTGCACCTGATAAGCGCGGGATTCAGAACCCTCGAGGTCCAGGATGGCACGGTCAATCTTGATGTCGCCACCGAACAGACGGAGGCTTTCAGACTGCTGGCTCACCTCAGCATAGGCTTCACCGTAGCTAGCATTATAGTTACGGAAACCCACGTCACCGAGGGACTCTTCACGCTTCCAGAACAGGCCATTGCCCTGGATCTCACGGAAAGGCAGAACGCTCAGCAGGGGACCAGCGGAGAGTTCAGAAATAACGGCAAGCTCCTGGGGATTAGAAGCATGCTTTTTGGCTTCAGATAAACTAAGGCCCATTTTAAGACTCCTTTAGATGTGAACAAGGAAAGGTGAAACGTTGCTTAGGGCCTCACGCCCCAACATCGGAACACCCTGCCTGCCCAACCATCTCGGCCAGCCAAAACCGGGTGCTTTCTATCATATAGTTCCAAAAATATTTATTCTTCCCAATAAAAAAGCCCCTTTCGGGGCTTCCGCTTCAGCCAAAGGCTTTCAAGAATAATTCGTCCCGAGATAAAGACGAAAGATCCTCAATTGGTTGACCATTGGCATCAGTGCCACCATAATTCAAGCCAGCTCCAGAACCTTTGACACCCTTAAAAAATGTACCATAAACAGGATGAGACTTAAACTGCGCAACAAACTCTTCAGGCGTCAAACGCTTACCTGTCTCGGTATCAAGGATTGGGTCCCCCTGTGAGTCAAGTGGCGTCAGACTGCCGTCAGGTTCCTGCCGAAAACGAGAGCTCAGTTGACTGGCAAACATATCAAAGAAAGAAATACCGTCAGCGGAATCAGTTCTACCACCAGCGGAATTAAATACTTTCTCTAATGCATACCGTTTAATGAACTCTCGGTTCTTTGATTCAAGCTCTTTCGCTCTTTGCTCTGCTTCTGCCGCTTGGCGGCCGTATTTTTCTTCAATGGCACGGATTGATTCGCCATAACGCGATTCAATTTCCGCAGCGCGAGCGGCATCGGCCTGAAGTTTGCGATACTCTTCCGGATTAAACTCTTTAAACTTTTCTAACTGTTTTTCCTTCTCTTTAATTTGACGCTCATAAGTCTTACGAGCTTCTCTTTCGGATTTTAATGCCTTAAGAAGATTTTGAATATCCTCTTTTTCTTCAACCCCTGTCTCTTCAACAGTTGTTTCCGGAACCTGCGTGGCTTCCATCTCGGTCGCCTGATTCAGTTCTTCGTTCATATAAAAAGAGCAATCACTGCTCCTTGTTTAGTGCGACGTAGGATACCTATTGTTAAGGCGTCTAGTCTCCCTCGCCAGCCTGCTCGGGATCTTCTTCAATTTGAAGTATCACCAATGAAATTTGTATATTTTGCTGGTAATAACCACTTCTATTTCTTACCTTAGCATATGCAGTCCTTGTGATCGGTACATCATCATTAAAACCATAAATCACAGGCGCTACTCTCCTCCAAGATGTGTCAGTTGGAGTAAGTTCAGCAAAAATTCCAGCCCCAACTCTTGGCAGTTCATCTTCAGCTCTATCAAGGTCAAATTCGCGCTCATAGTCACTTACATAGAACGTAACGGTACACGGGGCTGAAGCTTTCATCTTGAATAAAGCGTACCCAGTAAACGCTTCAAAATCTACAGTTGTTACTTCAAGGTTTTCAAGTGGGCCACTATAAAAACTTACTTCAGTCCTGGAAGACAAACTTGAAAACTGTTGAGGTGTCCAGGCTTCCGCTGCTTCGTCATACGCCAGAATGGCGCCATCAGGTATAATTTCTGTAAAGCTTGGGTCGTTAACATCTATTAGGTCATCAAGTATAAAAGACCTTGTTTCAAACTTATCGTTTGTATCATTATAAATAAGTGCATTACCATTCTCCGGATCAATTATTTCTACATCCGCAAATTGACTTAAGCTGATAAAGTTCGCTACGTTTTTCCATGTAGAACTAGTAGAGTTATATTGCAGGATCTGACCATTCTCAGGATTATCAATATCAACATCATTTAAAGCATTAAGACTGAAATTATTTATTTCAAGAGCTTTGTTAGTCCACTTTGTTCCATCATATGATAAAACTTGAGAAGTTATTGGTTCAAATTTGGTTATTGTGGGAACAAAAGCATCCGTTGGATCTGCTTCATCAATACTTACTGTTAAATTTAGATTTACTGGAGCTGTTTTTGGAGTTAACGTGATTACACCATTTGACCTAGTCGCAACGACAGGACAATCTTCGTCAGCATTTATTTGATCACGAATCCGACCAGCAATCAGCAGCAACATCTCTGCATCAAACTGCGCATCTGTGCTGGTGGTTTCCTCAATATTGTTTATATCTTGCTGAGTAACTGTATAAGTGTACAAGGTTCCAGTAATCTGAACATTAACTTTGTCATTTTTAGCAAAAGATCCTCCAATGTAAATTCTTGCAAGATTTTGTGTTAGATCAGGTAACGCTGTTAAATCTACATCGGCAAGATCGTTGATATCATTCACATAATCTTGGTTCTTCCATATTGTTAGCGTAGAATCATAGGCAAGAATTTGGTTATCCGAAAGAGTAGATTGGTTTATAAGTACATCAGTTAAATTGTCAATCCCAATACCAAATTGCTTATTTAAGAATTTTGAGATTGTTCCTGTTTGAGTCCATGTCAACCCTTCTGGAATATTATCCGGCTCTTCAACACCAGATTCAACAATCTGATCTTCTTCGTCTGTTATGTTCCCAACAGGAATTGCTGTGTATTGAATAATATGATTTTGTTGGGGATTTGTAATTCGAACATCACCCAAATCTTCAAGCTTATAAACATAAACCTGCTCACCCCATTTTCCAGTTGCTTGATCCCAAGCAAGTATCGCTTTATCTTGTGGTTCGTATTTTACGGCGCCTGCGTCATTTGTACTTGGAAAATCTGGTGTAGCAGCTTGAAATGTTAACGAGGTGATTCCGGTAACCGTTATCTGTCTTACGCCATTAACTGCTGCGCGAGACGTTGAATAAACATACAGAAATTGACCAGTCTCTAATCCGTGCGGCAAGGTAGTAACTATCGATACAACGCCAGCGGTCGCGGCGATAGCGGAGATAGGAATGCTTACTTCCGATATTAATTCTACATCCTGTAAATCACTTAATTTATTATTAAAGCCAACAGGATTCCCTCCAGCCGTACTACCGTCTCCGACATAAAGACGTTTGGTATCAGTTGTATATACCGGCTCCCCAAGCAGGGGGACAAAAGTAGTTTGCTCCCGTTCTTCTTCTGTGCCCCTGCGAAACTGAAGTGCCACGGCGAATCCTAAGTCAAAATAGTATTCCCTCCCTAAATTTCAGTAATAAATGGAGTTATCCAGTCTTCATTTGAATTCTGAACCTCATTGATAATTAATCCGGCTTGCTGACACCTTTCATAAAAATAAGTATAAGATGCTTGAATTGTACTTTGTGTCATGGAACCAGATCTATCAACAAAGAGACCAATCACAGTTCCAACTGGTCTTCCTTCTAAACCGCACATTGCAAACCAGTCCGTAATATTAGTATTATTACCATTATCTCTAACCACTGCATACGGACCATAGCTTGGAGCCCCCAATGCCGCTTCAATCATTCTATTTGTTGGCGTACCCATTTGATTATGGAGTCCTTGACCATAGATAGCGTGTTGTATGCTTGCCCATTCCTTTGCGTTGAATAATGTATATTCAGTTCCATAAATTGTGGCATTAATTGATAGCGCAAAGGCTGATGAATTTACATTGTATAACTCGGTAAGTGGTAAGCCTGGCCTCGGCAAGTTTTTAAGTTTTACCATCAAAACAAGCCACTTACCTTGAGTATGTACCTGCTGAGGACTAAAGTATTGTTCAACCTGTATAAGTGGGATGGTTACTTCTGTCGTATTTGCAAAACTTGTAGACTGCAACAAAGTATAAGTTACATTTGTGACTGGATTTAAGACTTGAACGGTCATCTGATTGTCAGCAGCACCTTTGATCTTCAAGCTCTGAGTCAAGCTGCTGATACCAGAAGGTATCCTCATCCGATAGGAAATTGTAATCTCTTGGTCCTCTAAGCTCTTGAGCGATCTTTCCCCTCCATCATCAAGGGCTGGATCGGCGATCCAAACCATATTTGCTTTAAAGAACTCACTGCCGGCAGATGTCCAGGTTGGATTGTATCCTGGAGATAAAGTATAAGTAAGAGGCAGAGAACTCTTTTGATTTTTGCTGATCGGGTTAAACTTTTGTATTTCCGGTGGATTCCCTGTTGTAATCTGGGTGCCAACACCGTTAACAATGTGATCCCATCGTATGTATTGACCCATTGTGCCTGACGGCGGCCAAGAAACGCTTGTCTGAGTCGACCAGTTGATACCATCAATACTTGTCATAACCCTATCACCAACACCATAACTAGCCACAGCCAAAAATTCCTCTCTGTCTGGATTCCAAATAACAGAAGACCAAGAATTTGCCGGGGCTGGATTTAACCTGGTAGTCCAAACAATGCCATCAGGACTGGTAATAATTGCCCCACTAACATTTTGCTGATCTGTAATTGCGACTAATAACTGCAACTTTGAAGAGTAGGCGATTGATTTCCATGGCAAAAATTTATTTGTAGATCTCAGGGTCCAGGTAATCCCATCTGGACTTGTCATTACATCGTTGTTAGCTGTTCCATAAATACCAATGGCAACAAACAATCCAAGTTCTTTAGCCCATACAACTGATTTGAACCTATTTGCTTCACTATTTGGAACGCTTCTGGCAGTCCAGTTGATACCATCTGGACTCGTCATCACTGGAGTGTTGAAATTCGGACTGTTCGTATCATGAACAGCAACAAATAAATTCTTTTCGGGCGACCAGCAAATGCTAGACCAGTTCAATGACTCACTATTTGGAGAAGATCCATGAATCCAGTCAACACCATTAGTACTTCTCAATACAGATGCGCCGGGCTGACCACTCTGCGGAGAGAGGGCTACAATTAATCCAAGTTGAGGTGAGTATGCTGCGCATGTTATTGCTTTATACCATGACAACGTTGGAGCATTTGGCGATAACGCGACGCTTTGCTGAACCCAAGTTATACCATCACTACTTGTTGCGATCTTTGATGAAGTAGAAATATTGCCATGTAATGAGTCTGAACCGGAGAAAGATACAAACTTATTGATATTAGATGCCCATAAGACTGTACCATGTGATCCAGCATTTACAAAAGAACCAAAGATCCCTGTCCAGCGCTTACCGTTGGCGCTGTACATGACATCATTGCTACCATACAAATTAGCTACAGCCACATAACGGGAAAGGCCAGGAGACCATGCAACAGATGTCCATTTATTGTCAGCCTGCTCAGAAAACACACTAGTTTGGACTAAACCAGCGACAAAAGTATTGCTAACCGTGGTTCCATCAACAAAATAGTACCAATGGTACGTCCACTGAGTAGATTGATCAGTTCCAGTACCCATAGGGAATCTTAAGATTAAAATTTCCCTATTATCTGGAACTGGCTGGGAGGTGTTCCCAATAAAACCACCACCAACCCAACTGGCATTTACAAAGCCACTACCATTTCCTTGTGGAGGTATTTTGGCAACAACTACGCCGGCCGATCCACCAAATTGCGTAGGACTTATTATGTTTGTTAAGGCACCATAATCAAGCGTTGAATGTGGAAATGGTGCAGTATAAATAGAATTACCTTCACTAGGCACAAGTAACCAGTGAGGTCTATTGGGAAACTCTGATCTAAAACTTTGCCATCGATCATAGCGATAAGATCCATATTGGAAGATTGAACTTTCGTCGCAGAGACCAATACAAACCGCAGACTTACTTGCCACGATTCGCCCAAGACTTGCAGTAGCAGTGCCTGCTTCCCCAGTCTTAATGTCATTGCCTGCAACAACCTCCAAAACATCAACTGTTTTGTCTTTAGTCCAAGTCTGCCCCGGCTCTGCGGCTGACTGTTCTACATTCGTAGCTATAACGTTACCATTCGCATCTGTAATTGTACCTAGGTCTTTCTCTCCAACCTTTTGGGTCTTCGGGGTCAAAGGAGCACCACGTCTCTTGACACACCATCTCACGCCATAAACATGATTCGAGCCAACTGCAGGTTGCAGATTCATATTAAATGGGCCATTCTCACCCAATGTTTGATTGACGGGAGGGGCGTATGGAGACCCAGTGCTGGGAACAATTAGGGTTGAAGTATTTGGAACATTTCTATATTTAATTCTATCTCCCAGTAAAGCATCTCTTCCTCCGCCAAGTGTTTTGGGCAAATAGAATACAAAGTCGCTGTAATCAGTTCTACGCCATGTATAAAAATTAGATATAAACGATGCTCCAGTTCCATTCGCATCCAAAATGGGTCTAGGCAGGTTTTCTAAGAAGGTATAACCAGCAGGTTGAACAGCCCCATCATTATGAAGGCCACCATCCAGGTTGAAACAAGCAGCACCATCTGCCGCATTAACATTCAAGCCATCAATAAAATAACCTTGGTTGCCATATGGTCTGAAGATACCTCTATAGGTGACAATTCCGCCCGGCATGGAATTCTGTCCGGTCGTGGGAGGTGTTGCCCCAGAGCTATTCCCAAGACTAAGACTAAAAGAACGTTCATTAGAATACTGTAAAACACTAGCGGCTAAATTGCATTCTCCAAGACGTTTCTCAATATTAAATGTTTGAAATTCTGCAACCATTAAATGCTGAAGCGCAGAATGAACATTGATGTCATACATGAAGACTCCAATGTCTGCATTCTGATTGGCTAGATTCTGACGGTGTGCAGCTTTATTGTTAACATGAATTTGGATATTGCCTGCACCCTCTGGCAATACACTTAAGGCGCTTTGCGTTTGCAAATTAACGCCAACGTAAACAAAGTCGGCATCGTCACCAGGTTCGCCAAATCTGAAGACAGGGTGTGTTTTTCCACCAAAAGTATTTTTTCCTGGCGTACATCTTAATTGATAAACACCTTCGAACAATTGGGATTTTACACTGAATGCCGGTATCTCAACAAACATTTGTACGGTTTCACCGCTAACAGATAACGGTGCCGGCTTAGTACCTGGAGCAGGTGCTGATGCGGTTGAGGTTTCAATTAGACATTCCCAAACCTTATCATCATAAATTACCCTTGATCCTTTTCTGTAAGTTGTGCCTGGATCCCACTCCTCAAGCGTGTCACGAATAGTTGTAGAAGTGAATTCGTCTAATTGTCCTGTATAAAGAGATGAAGGATTTTGCCACTCAACAATTCGCAGCCATTCACCCGCCATAAAGCGGGAATCATCAGCGTCATAATAATAAACAACTTTAAATGTATTCAGCCTGCTTATCGTGCAAGCACAACGTCGCATGTAAGATTGAGCCAGCAGCCAATGATTTCTACTGTTATAAGTTAATGCAGATGCACGCTGGGTATAGGTGAAATAATAGTAACCATAGACATCGGTACTAGCTCTCCAGCCCATCATAATTGGAGGCTTGTCTTGACTTGATGCACCAGTTGGATCTACGGTTTCAAATTCAAGTTCAAGCCCACCGCCACTGCCACCACCAGCAAGTGAATCAGGCAGTAACTTCTTTAATAAACGACGCCTTGCCATTAAAGCGCCAAAGACTTTTTTTAAATTATTACCAAGATTTTTGTAAGCATCTTTAAATGCCTCAGCCTCTTCTTCCGGACTTGGAACTGGCGTAGTTAGTGCGTCAAGGCCAGGCTCATCAGATCCAGCACCTCCACCACCGCCCCCGCCGCCGCCTCCACCGCCGCCGCCTCCCGCCGCGACCGTGGCGAGAGCTAATCCAGAGAGACCACCAAATCCGCCTCCAAAACCGCCGCCGCCGCCGCCGACGACTTCTAATCCAGGTCTATTTAAAGCTGATTTACCAGTACGAGTGTATTCCTTTTTATTTGTTTTCATTCGCGCTACTTTTGCGCCTTTTTCTTTGGCAATTGCATCAATTGCCTCTCTCGATAAGATCCCACCAGGACCTAATGCTCGCTCGGCCTCCTCAAGAGCTTCCATGAACTCTTCGCGCTCTTCTTCGCTATCAAAGAAGAATGCATCAAATTCTTCCTCTTGTCCTTCAATTTCAAGCTCATCAAGATTAATCTTGATACTTTTAAGTTCTTCTCCGTCTTCTAAATTTAAGTCAAAAGTCCCTAAGCCCTGTACGCCACCTCTCCACATTGCATTTGAGAATTGCGTCCTGGTCCTAGGCAGTGAATTGCCAATGCCAACACCAGCAACTCTGTCAAGAGGAGTTGTCCACTTCTGTAATCCAGCATCCCAGCTCAACATTTGATAGTTGGCTATATTACCTTCTTCATCAGAAGTGATTAAAACATTGCCAAACTCTCCAAGTGTATAGCTAAATCTTTTTGCATTAAAAGCTTCCAGCGTATCATCCCATTGCATAACAAAAGGCTTGGGAGCTGGCGGTGGCGTCACCTGAACTGCATTTCCGAATTCCGGCTCCTCTACACAAAAATAGAAAAAGTCATTTGGCGGGGGATTTTCTCCAAATCCTGTAAAGTTTATTCTGAACTCGCCATCAACACCAGGAGTTCCCGTAATTACAAATCTGTTACTTTCCAGTATTACCCCAGGAGGGTCAATACTATGTGTGCCGTCAAGTGTCGTAGAGAACCTAAATGTTTTACCAAGTAAAGATGGATCTGAGAGGTCAAAGATATAATCACGATCATTAAAAAGTTTGAGGATAGGCGCTACCCTGACTTCATCAAAGATAAATTTTCCGTCATTAATGATTACCTCAATTGTGACATCATCCGGAGGCGGTTCCTCAAGGCCATCAAGGCTCACCAGGTTTACATCTTTAAGAAACGGTGTGCTCTTTTCAAAAAGACCACTAGTCCCGTTATATTTGATGGTATCAAGATTATTTAAATTAGACAAATTTGCGTGATAATTTGCCTTGGTTGTACTTAAAACATATTCGTTAAAAAAGTTATTCGTGGTTTCATCCAAGAAAAGCATGTGACCCCTCTTCTCGGGATCCGTAATTTCAACACCAAGTAAATCGCCAATTGAAGGTACTGGCGGAATTGGTTTTGATTCAAAGTTCTGGGTCTCTTCGTTATACTCTAAAAGACTATCAACCGCTAGGTTTTCTTCAATAGAGATGCCATCAATATCTGTGATAGCCTTAGGCAATTGTTCTCGAATAACCCATTTTTCAGTCGTAGAATTATAAACGATCATGAAGCCAGGCTCAAGATCCTCTGCTTCGGTTACATCTTCAAGGTCGCTTGTCGTAATTATTGGCTTGCCAATTTTCCATTTATTCTCGGCGTCTGAATAATATATAAACGTACCATGAATTAAATCTTCATTTTCCAGTTCGGCATCGAGAAAATCCTGCACAAGGATAGTCTCAATGACATTAATCCCACCTGGTGTAGTACCATCCCCAACATAGAGCTTATTGGAATCGTATGCATATACCGGCTCTCCTATAACAGGTGTAATCAAAGGGCGCTGCGCTTCTGTTACCCTCCTTATCTGCAGAGCCATTCATAAAGCCAATCTGCCATTAGGATACCGCTCGTCTAACTAGACCAACCAAAGATCATATAGCCTTTTAGAGGTTGTGTTCTTTCTCTGTCAAGCCTCCATTTCTTACCAGTTTGGTCATTCCGATCCATCCCGAAAGGCAGTGCGTCCCATAGCCATTTCTTCTTTATTTGTACCTGACTAGCGTTTGCAATCGCCTCCAAGACCGATTCCTCGTCAAGTGCTTCAATCTTGTTTACATCATCTGCGGCATAAAACAGTAATTCTTTATACTGGCTTGAAAAATCCCAGGCTAAGGGGACAATCTTGACGTACTCATCTTCATATGTAGTCGAACTGTCATCAGATTGTTGAAATCTCAATGCATACTTTGGATCTTCTTTGCCCTCTTCTTCGCTATACCATGTAAATTCTCTGATCCAATTTGCCGTCACATCTCTTTCCGTAATATCAATATTCAGTTCCGGTAAGTTTAATGTATCTCTAGTCGGAGAATCGCCTACCACATCAGCAAAAATATTATTAGCGGGCTGTTCTTGTCTTTCATTGAATATATTCTTTCTCCAATCTCCAGCAAAAGCAAACTTAATAAAATCACTTCTAATTTTTCTCTTCTGGTAATCAATCAAATTTTCAAAATTACCTACGAACGGCGCATTGTTCAGCAATCCTTCAATCGTGTAGGTAATTGTAAGTTCTTGGTCTGGGCCAAGACGATCATAGTTAGCTTTTTTGACTGTAAAATCAGCAATAAAATTGTTTGCACTGCCGATCCGCCCTTGATCAGTCTTTACAGAGAAGATAAAATCTTCTTCACTAAAGCCTGCTGGGTTATCAAAATACTGACCTCCCACTTTAAGTTTAATAATTGGCGGGGCTGTATCTTTTATTTTTACTTGAGCCCTTCTTCCGGCGTAACCCCAAACATTACCTTGAGTGTCTTCATTCGGCAATGGTATCGTAGTGGTAATCTTTTCAAAGGTTTGCTCTTCTCCTGTTTCGGTAGATTCAATAATAGGATCCGGGTCCCATTCATTTAATGGTGGAGCGCCTCCATCGCCAGTACTACTGCTCGCAATAGATCCTATCAATTCTGATCCACTTGATACAAATCCAGTGTTTCCGCCAATCAAATAAATTGTAATAATTCCTGTCGATTTTGTTCCAACCGAATCCTCCACCGTGTATTCAAAATCAAACTGTGTTCCTTGGCCGTTATTATACACAGCATAGGGTGAGATATTTTGATCAAACACATATTCACCAGTATTTGTATCCAATAAAAAGCCCTGTGGTGCGCCTGAAACCTCAAACTTTAAATTCTGTCCAGGGACATACTTATACTTTCCTGTCTCCTGATCAATTGAAACTGGGATTGCGTCAGGATCGCTTCCAGAAAGAAGACCTCTTTTTTCTGTATCACCCCTGATCGCTGATATTACAACTTGGCTAACATTTGCGGTTGGGTCATCAGTTCCTTTAATTGTATAAGTTATCTGCCTTCTGGCTACATTCCGCTCACCACCCTGCAATGGAAATTTTGGATCTTCAAGATAAATTTTCCCATCAAATTTAAATTCCTCCGGCAAATCAAGCGTGCATGGTTTGAATGAATAACTTACTTCAATCCCACCATCATCAGGAAGGTTAGTCGCTTTAATGTTTAAAGCGTAATAATTAATCCTAAAGGTATCACCTAAATCAGTCCAAGGAGCATAAGCTTTTACTACATAATTTAGATATAAATTATTCTGCGAATAAGCTGCAAACTTTGTCAAATCATAAGCTGCCTCTGGATTATCATAGGTCTGGAAGTCATGCGCAGGAATAATCTCATATGGAATCACCTCGGAAACATCTTGTTCATTTTCTGATACTATACCACTCCCAAGCAAGGAATTCCACTCTGTTATGTCATCCGGAATCACAAATTGCTTATGCTTCATTGGAAGCAGTTCGTTCAGAGTTTGATAATAATTCTCGCTTGCAGGATTTAAATCAGGCAGTTCTCTATCAGGTGTCTGCCAAGCGTGAATATTGATCTTAAATCTCTTTGGAGGAAAAACGCCAACCACACGATATAGACAAGCTTGAACTTTGCCTGGACCAAAATGAGTCAACAATCCAACCAACTTGTCAGCAGCATTGTAGGTCCAAGGCCTAATAAATATCTTGTCGCTAAATGTTAATCCTGCACCAGGTGTAAATGTTTCAACACTCGTCTGATTGGTTTGGCCAATAAAGAAAATGTTATTAGATATTGCTAAATTCTTGCCTAACCAAAAACCATCTGCTTGGCTGGGGGGGTAAGCCAGTAAACCGCTACTTGTAAATAGTTGATCGACGACACCCTGGAGAATTAGAAAATAATTATAGTCATCAGCATTTAAATTTGTGTTAGTTAAAATATCAGGATGATTTTCTTGCTTAGATAAATCGTTTACAATGATTGGATCAACTGGTTCAATTTTAAATTCAAACAATGTCCAGTAGATAACTCCAAGTAGTAAGCCTCCGCTAAGAATCGCTAGCGGGGCCAGTGACAGAAAAAGACTCCACCCAAAAAGCTGAGGGTTTGTACCTATTTGTGCTTCAGTTGTAAGATTTAATTCTTTAAGGTATTCATGGTAAACCAACCAAGTTGAACCTTTGACAGTCTTGATGACTTTAGGGGGAATTGGAACCTTTCTTCTTCTTTTGAATGGCCTGCGGTCATAATTAGCCTGTTTCCTTTCGTCTGCCTTATCTTTCTTGGGAGGCTTTTTAGTTTTATATTGTATGGTAAAAGTTTCATCAATATAAACTTTAGAGCCAATAGGCAAATTAATCGAAGATGTCGCTTTTACGATAAGTATTTCGCCATTCTTTTTTACAGTTGGTTTATTTGCTGAATTGTATCCCATCCATTCAGCTTCACCTGGAATGCCCTTGATCTCGCTAACCTTCTTGGCTTGAAGGATAGCTCTGGCTTCCTTGGCAAGAGCGTCTAATTTTTTCTGAAGCTCTTCAAATGCACCCATTATCGCCAGGAAGCAGACAGCGTATTCTTCCCGACTCTTAAAGTCACGCTAGAATTCATTGGGAGCCCCGTGAAGCCGTCTCCGTTTACATTGTAAAGGGATCCTTTGTATTTGACCGTAGGGCGCCCGTTAAGCTCAAAACCGCGCCAGGTTGCATTGAAATTCTTTTGCCCTAATCCGCCGCCGGCTAAAGCATTTTCAACCGTGTTTAAACGATTGGCCTGAGCGGACTCATTTACTAGGTCCAGTAAAGTCTTGCCACTTGTGTTACTCATTTGTTCTTAACATTAAAACGTAGTGAAAATCTTGCTCTTTCGCCAAAGAGCCTTAAAGTATAACCAACACCAAGATTGTAGACGCCAACAACATAATAAAAATTAAGTGGTTGCGCAAACTCCTTTTCAACAACAAGAATATGATCGAAATTCATGGCTTCTGCATTGCCATTGTGAAACCATGTCAAATACCGGCTAACAGTATGAACACCAGTTGCCGTAACTGTTATATCTGAAGTGTTAAACGTAAAGGGAATGCGAGTGTATCCACCGGCAGTAGTTTCAAGCTCGTCTTCGATATAAGATGCGTATGTCGTTGTTGAATTATAAGGCTTTGTGCTGTTTAAGAGTATTGCCTCAAAGTCTCTATCCGTGACCGCTGTTACAGCCTGCCTCTGTAATTCGGTCGTACTAATAATTGACATCCGACCGGATTTTTCTCAACTAGTGTGCCTATTAGGTTGCTACGTTGCCGGGCACCGGCTCTTCATAATTCACAATACTATTGAAGTCATAGCCTTCATCGGGCTCAGACGTAATTGCACCATAGTCGATATCATAGCCAGCATTAGGTACGATTGATCCATAGTTAAATCCTTCAAAGAACTTGGTTACATAGCTAATCTGCAACTCAATAGTATAATCCAGATTGAACAGCAGATCCGGCATGATTACACCAGAATCAATAAATTGCGTATTTGGCAACTGAGATGTTTGGATGGGCATCAAATCCTCATCCAAGAGCATTACGATGTTTTCGACCTCGGGATCCAGTTCTCCGTCAGCATAGAAATTATAATTACTTAATGGCGGTGGAGCGACGCCAACTCTGTCGCCAGTATTAAAATCACCACCATCATATGAGTAACCATTAATAACAAATCCTCCAGCGTCAAAATCACCGCCATCTGGAGCTATGCCAAAGCCTTCTTCACCAGTTAAAAAATTACCACCATTGACTACATTGATGGTTATATCACTAACGATGTCAGGCGGATAATATACCTGAAGCAATGAAACTATTTGATCATTCTCGTCAAATCCAAAATACGATACATCAAGGAATTGCGTAGTATTAGGAAGGTTGCTATGCCATTGAAGCTTATTTGCCTGTACGTCTGCTTTTGAGATCTCTGTTACACCAGCCACTATATTGACACCGTCAAGCTTAATAACCCCTGCGGTAGGAACCTCATTGAAAACTACATATGTTGCTTTTGCTGGCAAATGCAGCAATGCAGGAGAAATCAAGACAACTCCAGTTGACCCAGTCGCAACTGGTGCATAAATATTAAATAGATCTGGGCTGATTGCAGTAGTCATTTAATTTAGTACATAACAATCAAGCGAACAAAGGGCATTTGTTGAGTCAAAAGCCCAAGTCGCCGCACTTGTTCTAGTCAAAAGTTTTTTCTTGTTTGCATTAATAACAACTGTGATTGGCATAAATGGATAGTATTCAAATAACTCGGGACGCATTTTTTCAACAACTCTAACGCCGCGATTGTCCATTCTTCTTTTTGCAACCTCAACAGCTAAATACTTGTTTATATATTTTTCATAGTTACGCATATTGGATGTAGCAGTGCTGATGAATTTATTAGTAAGAATATTACAGTTTAATTTTGTCATGTCTTCATCTGTTTTATCCTGAAGCTCTTCAGGTATTAAGGGTTTAAAGCTAATCGGCATTGAGATTTCCTCCGGACTCGGTGAGAACCCGCCCAGCCATGACCCAGGAAGAGTCTGAGTCCTGTTTCCTAATGTCATCCTGTATATAACTTCCCTTTGTTCAGTTGGGATATTACAGCCCGTCAATTCAGTATAAGAATTAACCGTAGGGTCATCTGGATCGGGATCGGATGAATTTGGATCTCCATCTCCATCTCGGTCAGGATCGTCGGAATCAGGTATTCCGTCGCCATCCATGTCTTGGTCAAGGCTGTCAGGGATGCCATCACCATCTGCGTCTTTGCACTTATCAGGCGTGTCAGCCGCATTTCTTGGTTGCGCGGTTGCAGCAGTTGAATTATCAGTGGAAACCTTGATGTCAACAGTATTGTTTTCAGGATTTTCGTAGTCAATCTTTGTTATCTTTTGCGTTACTGTGCCAGCACCGTCTACACCGTAAAGATATTCTTCAATAGTTTCACTCTTTAAAAACTCCACTGGCCAGTATGGATAGTAAACACCACCCACATAAAAATCAGTGCCCTGCTGTAGCTCTTCATAATCGGTCTGAGTGCGCAAAATTTTATCTAAAGGAGGAGAAAAGAAAAATTTTCCACTTCTCCTTTCTCCTCTATTGTCAACTACAGTGCCATCTGACTCAGCCTCTTCAAATATTTCACCAGCCCTCTTGATTAAATCAACTGTCGCTTTGGCTCCACCACTATAGACATATTGTTTTTCAATTACACTTACTATTTCGCCACCATTCCCAAAGAATATTTTCTTTGTGTTTCTGTTAGTGCTTGTTTTCCATCCAAATATACCTTGCAAATGAAATTCGGTTAAACTCCTAACAGCTCTCGCGTAAATTACACGACGCTTTCTTAGTTCCGCTCTATCGGAAAACAGGCAATCATAGAAGCCTTTTGTCGTATCCATCTGGACAATTTCATCAACTTTTAGGCAAGCCCTCTCTGCAGCATCCTTTAGGTTTATATCATTCTCATCTCTCAATCTCGCATATTCGTTCATTTCATTTGAAAGCGCATTAGCTTCCTCGACTGCCAGATCGTATTCTTTGCTACAGTTCTCAAACCATTGAGAAATTGCAGCATCCCCCGCTCTCCAAACACTCATTTCTTCCCAGCTCTCTTCGTATGAGAGTTGTTTCCCTGGACCTTCGTATTCAGTGTATTGGTATTTTTTAACAAAATCGCCGAAGTAAGCGTCTTCAAATGTTTTCAGTGAACCCTTGACCGAGTATCCCCAATCTTCGGTGTCTTCGTTGATCCATTCCCCAAGTGTTAAAGGTTTCTTGCAAAAATCATTTGCTGCAGCTAGTAAATCGGTTGTATATTGAGGATTAATGAATTTACCACAGGCGTATATCTTTTCTGGATTTTCTGTATAAATTTTACCATCGTAGACCTTTAAGCACTCGTCCTCCGACAACAGTTGGAAATACTTTGTATTTAAATACTGAATTTCGTCAATGGCACCTCCTTTTCCTTGGCCGCCTTCTTCCTTGCATGGATCAGCCTCATCCTCATCGGGCGTACCATCATTATCATCTTCTTCTTCGGGGTCCTCTTCTTCAAACATAGGAATATCCCAACTCATTGTTATAGTCAATTCGCTAGGATCGATCAATGAAGATGTATCGGAAAGAGACTCAATTGAGATAGCTGTTGAATCATCATATGAAGTAAATTTAGAAGATCCACTGGCAGATCCAAAATTTGTACCACCAAATGCTTTAACGCACTGAATACTCCCGTATTTGTCCTGGTACATGACGTACCCTAAGGACTGGAGAACATTTCCAAGTTCACTTAAATCAAAGTTTTTAACATCAAAAACATCGTACCTCTCAGGTATAAGATTAAAAAGACTTTCAATTCTTGTCGTAAAAGAGCTTTCGTAAACACTTGCTAGATAAAGAGAACAACCAACTTCAAGTGTGACAGTCTGCTGCTCATAGTTTATAGTAGTATTTACAAGATATAAAGCGCCTCTGGGATGCCTGGCACTTTGATTGTTAGGTAGAGTGCATTGAATAATTATCGGGCTGCCAATTGGCAGAGGAAATTCTTTCGTTAGGATAGAATTATGAACACCACCTAAAACGATAGTACCACTGGTCTTGACGATACTGCTTGAAAGCGTCGATTCATCACTAACCGAACCGCTTAACAAAAATTCTGTATACTCTCTGCCACCAACCCAAATTCTTGTTGGTGTTGTAGTGTTTATATATGACATTTAAGTCTCCACCATAACCATAGTTGCCACAAAAAAGTTATTGTTTCCAGCACCTAATTTTGTGATAGCAGGTGGTTCTGTGATAAAAACTTTATGGGTAACACCAGTAGGAGAAAGAAGATAGTCTGTTAATTTTACAGTGGCAAGATTGTCTCCCTCTGCCCGCTTTGCATCCCAAGCCTCGTATAATGACATCAATGTGGAAACTTCACTTCTCTTTATGATTGAAGATATTGACCACATTTTTCTTTGCTTCCGAGCAGGGCCGCTAGCATAAGCAGTTCCCAGTTGAGAGAATTCAAGATTGGCTTGCGCCATATAAGAACGAGGGAATTGAGTATCAGTAAAGTTCTCAAACCCTACAATATTTGTTCCGTATTGAATCTTTATTCCCGTGTTCATCCTCTTATGCCTCTCCGCGCCTTAAGCCTTGCAACATTCGCCATGATCTTGGATGCATCCATAACAGGCGATTGACTCTGAATGGTGACATTATTGGTGATGCGCTGAGTCGTAGCGCCTCCCATCATTGCACCCATTTGCTGAATTAGGTTGCCGGAATTTGACAGCCCAGACGAATATGCATTATTGGGTCTTGTGGCGGAGGCACTGTTTACGGCTGCAATCTTTGCGTTGATCTGACTGTTTTGTACCAGCGATGCAGTCATTGGAGCGGGAAGCACAAAACCATCGCCAGGTGCTCTCCATTTGATGTTTCTACCTGCAGGCAGTAAGCTAATTTGACCCGTCTTATTCATAAATGCCTCTCTGCCGCCACCGTCATTAACGAGGTAAGTCTGACCCCCAGCGACCGGACCGCCCATTGCCCTGGCATTGCTACCTGAAGGTATCCTGCCCACTGCTCCGCTCAATTGTTGAACCAGGCCTATAACTGTTCTTACTTCGTTACTCATTCTTTGGATAGGATTAACAGTCGCCAAGAACTGGTCGCCAAGTCCCTTTGCAGCCTGAACGGCCTGATTGATTAAGCCTGGAGACTTCTTCACCTCAGCGTTAAACGCCTCGCCACCCTTCTTGCCGCCTTCCTGTAAACCTTTTGTTAGTTCCGCAGCGCTTAACTTTTTAATTCCTTGCTCCAGGTTTGTTACTGCTTGCTCAAATGCAGTGCCAGCCTGTTTCGCTGTACCAGCGGTTCCAGCAACAGCAGTATTAACACCTGTTACACCTTGAGCAAGTTTTTGTGTACCCTGGTTAATACTTGTTGTTGCAGCATTACCAATTTGAGAGGCAGCAGTTTTAGCGCTGTTGTAAATACCATCAAACTTACTTTGGAGGCTGCCGGCAGATTCGATATCCACAATATTGACAGGAGGTAAGCCTTGGGCTTCGCGTGCAAGGTTTAACTGTGTTTGCTTTTGCTGCGTTTCAGCTTCAAGGCCAATAAGAGCTGCATCAGATGTAATCTGGTTTGCAGCCTGGATTTGAGGAATAATTGCAAGCTGACGTTCATATGCTTCTACCATTTGCTTGGCAATTGGATCACCACCAGCGGCTGCAGATTGAGCCTCGATTAAAGCCGTTTGAATCTTGAGCTTTTGAAGCTCAAGTTCAAATTGCTTTTCTGCTTGCTGTTGTTTAATTTTTAAAGCGCCAATCGTGTATTGGAAATCAAGAATTTTACCTTGATTGTCAAGTGTTTGTTGCAGGAAAGATTGATCACCAGTAATACTAAAGTTGATTACGGCTTGTTGAGTAATAGTATCGGCAAGGCTTTCAAGGGCGCCTTCCACGCTTGAACCAAGGTCGTTAACAGCAGTAGATGCAATGCTTCCAAGATCCTTATAGCTTCCTGCAAGGCTTTCGACCGCTTTCTGTCTTTCTTGAATGGCTTTTATTTCTTCTTCTGATAGTTGCTGAGTTTGAACAGCGGCTCCAGAGCGCAATGCTTGCTCTTGTTGGGTTAATTCTTGAATCCGCCTATAGGCTGCATAATCAACAGTGGTTTGTGTTTTAGCCCTGTTCTCAAGAGCCGCTTTTTCTTTTGCAATTGCAGCAAGTTTTTGGTCTGTTGATTGTTTTTGTAAGTTAGCACTTTGCGTTGCAAAACTTGCACTGCTGATTTGACCCTTGTTGTATTGATCTTGCAGGGCGTTGATTTGAGCTTGCTTATCAGCGTCAATAGAATTAAAATATTGTTGCTGAGCTATTTTTACGTCCTTAAGGGCATCGCCTGTCTTTTCAATAGCACTTACGCTTTCCCTTTGTGTCTTGGTTGCATTTTCCCATTCACTGGCGTAGTAGTTGGCTCTATCAGCACCTTGCTCAGCCGCCTGTTTCTGCCTTTCGAGTACTTCAATCTGATCCTGCGTGGCACCGCCGGATGACTTCAGTGCAGCGATCTGGCTTTCAATGTTGGCGGCAGTTTCCTCGTAGGCCTTTTCTGTAGCACGAAGACCGCCGACCAGTTGAGTCGCTTCTTCTTTGTTGAGTTTTGATGCATTCGCAAAATCATTAAGCCCGCCGGCACCAGCTTTCTTAGCCGCTTTTTCAATGTCATCAAATTTATCAGACAGATTACTAAGACCTCTATCTCCTCCAGCAGCAAGTCCAAGTGCTTTTAATTTATCTCCAATTTGTTGAATAAAATCAATTACTTTTTCAACACCTGGAATCCTGCGCAGGTCATCAAGGAATCCAAGCCATGCCCCGTGTGTTGTTTTAGTTTGAATTCCAAGCTGCCGTAGTGTACCTTCCAACTCTCCTAATGGCTGTTTGGCTTGATCACCGCCCTGGCTAAAGCCTTCAAGCACTTGTAGCAAGCCTTGTAAGGCTGCAGTCACAACCGCCGTGACAAGAGTGGCCTTTCCAAAGTTAAGCAATGTCTTAAGGAAGTTGCCAGCGCCTACACCAGCACGCGCAAGTTGACCATTTGCCAAGCCTGCCGTCTTACCAACCTTCCCAAGTGCGGGAACAACCTCCCTGCTAACTGTGGCCGCATTCGCAGAAATATCTACAGTCGCATTAGCCGCAGCGCGGCCCACACCGTCATAGGCGATTCTGGTCCCATCTGCAGCCCTCTTGAATTTAAAGAAGTCGCCAACATTTTTAGCAATCGTTTGACCCGCTGCTTTTGCTTTAGCCGTAAACGCTCCCAATTTAAATACAATAGCATTAATTAAATCTCCCAATCCACTCATGGAGTTTTTAAACCTTTGCCCAGCGACAGACACAAAATCCATTGTTGTGCCAGCGGCCTGCGCAGCTCGCAAGCGGCCAAGTGCATCAATAAATCTATTGATGATATCGATGTTCAATGCGCGAAGCGCATATGTCGCCGAAAGACCGAGATCGGAAAGAAACTTACCAACCTTGAGAGTTAACAGAGACTTAATTGCAGCGCCAAACTTAACAACGCTGCCAGTCAGTAATTGAAGGCTCGTGGCATTTGCCAGCGCAGCAGCCTTGGATTGAACTAGTACAACCTTAAATGCCTTTTTCGCCAAGGCAGCGCTTAGCGTTGCAGTCTTAAGCAGTACGAGAACCGATATAAGCGGAGTAAATAACTGGAGCAATTTGGCTATTGGGTTTATAACCAATAGCAATGTCTTCGTCAATAAAGCCAGGCCATCAATAAGTGCTCTAGTTGCATAGGCTACTTGATTAAATACCTCTGCCAAAAGCTCACCAAGTGGTGATTTAGCAATCTCATTAACGAGTTTGCTGAAGGCAGCGGCAGCGGCGAGAAACGCTCTAATTCCTGGCTCAATATTCTTGCCAATTTCCTCTAGTGTCTTCGTATTTAAATTAGTAATTGAGTTTTGTAGCTGTTGAATGGTTGCGTTTCCACTCTCCAGTCCACCCGTCAAAAGCTCAACACCATTTTGCATGCTGTTGAAAGCTTTATAAAACACATCTGATGTGACTTCCCCTTTCTCAACCATTACGGTTAGTTCTTGGGTTGTTACACCAAGAGCATCCGCTAATTGACCCCTGAACGCACCATCAAGTTCAGAGATCTGCTGGTTTAATTCTTCACCTTGTAGCTTACCCTTGCTCAATACCTGAGCAAACGCTTCAAGGTATCGGCCAGATTCTTCAGTTGACAAACCAAGAATCTGTGTTCTGGCGGTCAGATTCTCAATAAACTTATCAGTGTCCTCGGTAGTTGCACCAATATTTTTCAAAGGTGGAACAATTCTTTTATATGCTTTTTCGACCTGTTCTAAAGGCGCCCCAAGACTATTGGCTGTATCAGCGGCTTGCTGGAAGAATCTGGCACTTTCAGATGCACTTACTCCAACATTTTTAAGGGCAAGATCAAAAGACTCTACGGCCTTCAATCTTTTTACGACTTGATCAACAGATCCCGCAACCTGAGCAATAGCTGCAGTGATGGCTATAATACCAGCCTGAACAGTTGCAACTTTATTTAAAGCTCCAATCAATGAAAATGTCTTAGGCGTTGCAGCGGCAATTTGATCACCCAAGGCTTTTGCGTTCTTGGCTGCCTGGAGTTGGGCATCACTACCTACGCGCAAACTTTGCGCTAAGCGCTCTTGCTCTTGTTGTTGTTGGCGTAGATCCGCAATGCTCCCCGCTTCAATTCCTCTCGCTCTTTGCGCAGCAACATTATATTCGTTGATTTCATTTGTAAGGCGCTGCCTTGCATCGGCAGATAGATTTTCAATCTGAAGTCTTTTTTCAAGATCTTTTACGTTAAGATTAATATCAGCAAGACTGCCTACTTCAATACCTTGCGCACGACGCAATGCCTCCGTTAGTTTATTTACTCTTTGCGTTTGAGCGTCATAAGCAGCATTCTCCTTACTCATGCTGGCAAGCTTTTGCTTTGCCTGATTCAAGGATTGCCTTAAGTTTGTTAAACTACCTTGATCCGCTTTGTTCTTCTTCTCAATCGCACGGATCAGATCAAGGATTTGTTGCTCTGTATCGCTAAGAACTTTTTTGTAACCCTTGACCTCATTTAGACCGGCAACTCTAGCTCCAATATTGAGATTATAAACTTCATCAAATACATCACCAAGAGCACCACCCGCTTTTACGACAGCAGCAGCAAGCTCTTCAACCGATAATTTTGCACCCTTTGTGGCCCTGATAAAACTTTCGGCTTCTCCTTTCGTTCTAAAACTAATTATCAGGTCGCCGTCAGCCACAGGATCAAAGCACAGGCTAGATTAGTCTGCCAACAAAAAAGGGGGTCTTTCGACCCCCAAATCTAGTTGAGATAAGTGATCTCAGGGGTTGGCGTCCAGATCCAGCTTGTACGGGCCATAGCCCTGCAGGGTGGCAGACCAGGACACAATCGAGCCTGCTTCAATCGACTCGCTATAACCCTGGAGCGTACCATAACCATACACGGCCTCATCGGTACCGGTGGGGCCAATGCGAACGAACTTCACGCGGAGGCTGTTCGACACAGTGTTCTGTTCAGCCAGGCGAAGCACCTGATAACCAGCGTCACGGAAGTCAGCCACACCCTCAAGACTCACGCTCCAGGACTTGGAAGTTGCAATCGAGGTGTTGAAACCTTTAGTTTCATCGTCATAGGTAACGATGTCTTCAGAAGAAGTATCGGTTTCGAGTGCTGCGTTGGTCAGACCATACAGACGGAAAGGTTGATCCTTACCATCCATATCATAGAGAGTGGTCTCAACAGTAAACTTACCAGTAGAGCCGCTGAAGACAATAGTTGCGCTAGGCGTAACGATGTTTAAACCATCGCCAGAAGCAGCACTGTCAGTCTTCAGGAATGCAGTGGTCGCAGAGGTGCCAATTGCTTTTGTAACACCAGTAAACGCAATATCAACCTCATTGGAGGCCAGAGGTAAGATATAAACGTCGTAGCCAAAGGCTGCGGAATAGTTTGCCACGGATAAAAATCCGGAAT